CGATGTTCAACCACGGCACCGACATGCAGATCGACCAGAAGCTACTGGGCGATGTGGTGCGGGCGGCCGAGGAGAAGGATTCGCCGATCATCACGGTGGACCTGTGGGACACGTCGTACAACCGCGATCTGCTGCCCGGTCTGCGTTCGGGCGCCTACGGCGCCTCGTTCATGTTCCAGACGGTGCGCGACTCGTGGAACTACGAACCCGAGCCGAGCGACCAGAACCCGGACGGCGTCCCTGAGCGCACCCTGGAAGAGGTCAAGACTTTCGAGGCCGGCCCGGTCACCTGGCCGGCCAGTCCCACGGCATCGGCCGGAATGCGCTGTCACAGCGCTACCGATGCGTACTATGAGGCACTGGCGCGCCGTGATCCGTCCCGCGTGGACGGGATGCGTTCGCGCCTTACCGCACTCCGCAGTGCTGCGCTCGTCCATCCGGACACCGCGGCGCCCTCCGGACTCGCGCAGCCGTCGCAGACCGACTCGGCCTCGCGCCACTCGGGAAGCATCAGCCCCCGGCAACGCCGGGAGGCTATCTACCCGTATCTGCGAAAGGGCGAGTGAGCGCGATGACGCTCGAACAACTGCGCGCGCGGCTGGAGGCCATCCAGGCCGAGCGGCGCGACATCCACACTGCGACCGGCGACGGCGACATGTCGGCCGAGCAGGTTGCGCGCTGGGAGGCTCTGGATACCGAAGAGCCGACCGTGCGCGCTCAGATCGAGACCGAGGAGCGCGCCGAGCGCGTGCGCGAGTCCCGGGCGCGCTGGGGTAGTACTCAGGTCCGCACGACCGGTGACGTGTCGTACGAGATCCGCTCCGGCACGCCGGCACCCGAGCGCATGGGGATGCTGCTGCGCGCGCTGGACGGCCGGATCTCCGATGGTGAGAATCAGCGTCACTTTGAGCAGATCGTCCGCCGGCACGCCAGGGATCTCGTGTGGGCGCGCAACATCCTGGCCAGGGCCAACCCGGTCTACGACGAGGCGTGGCGCATGGTCATGTCCGGTAACGGGATGCTGCTGACCGAGGAGCAGCGGGCCGCGATCGCGGTCGGCACCGGTACGCAGGGCGGATTCCTGGTCCCGACGCACCTCGACCCGACTCTCATCATCACCAATTCGGGCTCGTCGAACATCGTCCGGTCGATCTCGCGCGTAGTCACTCTGACGCAGGAGAACACGTGGCACGGCGTCTCCACGGCCGGCATCACTGCATCGTGGGACGCCGAACTGGCCGAGGTCAGCGACGACTCGCCGACGTTCTCGAATCCGAGCGTGCCGGTCTATGGCGCGCAGATGTTCGTCCAGGCGACCCTGGACGCGCTCGCGGACACGAACGTCGCCGACGACGTTCTGGCGCTGTTCGGCGACGCGCGCGACCGGCTGGAAGGCGCGGCCCACACCGTGGGATCCGGAGTCGGTCAGCCGACCGGCATCTTTACCGCGCTCGACGCGAACACGAACGTGGAGATCACCTCGGCGGCCGCGGCGGCGATCGCGCTCGCCGACATCCAGGGTGTCTACCGGCAGGTTCCGGTGCGTTGGCGCCGCAAGAGCTCATGGCTCATGCACCCGCTGTACTCGCTGGCGATCAAGGCTCTCGGTACGGCGCTGTCGGCGTCGTACTCGACCGACATCACTCAGCCGGTGGCGGATCGGCTGATCGGCCGGCCGCTGGTCGAGTCGGACGACGCGCCGACCACGCAGACCACGACCGCGCTGGACAACGAGCTCGTATTCGGCGATTTCTCGAACTTCGTGATCGTCGACAAGCCGGGCTCCACCATGACGCAGTACATTCCGACGCTGTTCAACGTGGCGAACAACCTGCCGGATGGCCGCGTCGGGTGGTACGCGCGCTGGCGCAACGGATCCGATTCGGTCAACGACCTGGCGTTCCGTCTGCTCCAGGACAAGACCTCGGCGTAAGCCGAGTGCACGACAGCACCGCACGGGGCGTTTTCTCGCAGGGGCGCCCCGTGCGGGACCTGCGGGAACCTGCGAACAAGGAGTGATCATGGGAAAGGTCTACTGGGCGAAGGAAGCCGTCGCCGTACGCGACCCGGAAGCCGCGAGCGCCGGCGAGGCGGCAATGGTCGTGCCGGCCCGCGATCAGCCGTACGCGGAAGGCCACCCGCTGGTGGTCACGTATCCATGGCTGTTCCGAGCGGAAGGCGAGCCTGTGCCGGACAAGAGCGCTCCCGAGAGTGTGCCGATCCCGGCGCCGATCGAGCGCGGTACGCGCGCTCCGGGCGAGACCCGCCCGCCGGCCGTGCGCCGCGGGCCGGGTCGTCCTCGCAAGGTCCTGCCGGGCGTCCAGCCGGACGGCTGGGACTCGTAATGGGTGGTCATGCGCAGCGCGTACGTCGTGACCGGGAGGCGCGAGCGCGCGAGCGTGCCGTCGAGCGGGAAGCGGCGTACGCGCCCGGGTCGGCCGTGGTCGGCTGGTGCGACGGGGGCGAGTGGGCGGCGTGCTTCGGCCTGAGCCTGCACAACTTGTTCATGCACGATTTCACGCAGTCCGGCCGGATCATGCGCGACCCCGACAAGCGCTACTATCTGCGCGACCTGGCCGGCTCGATGGGCGTCGCCAGTGCGCGCAACAACATCACGGGAGCGTTTATCGACGAGACCGATGCCGAATGGCTGTTCATGGTCGACTCGGATATGGGCTTCGAGGCCGACACGGTGGACCGGCTGATCTCCTCGGCGCAGGTCGGCGGGTACGAGGTCATGGGCGCGCTCGCGTTCGCGCTCAAGCGCCGGCTGCTGCGGCCGAACCCGCTCAACGTCGAGATCACGCGCCTGTGTCCGACGCTGTATCAGCTGGTCGAGACCGAGGCCGAGACTGGCTTCGCGCCGATGTTCGACTATCCGCGCGATCGGGTTGTCCAGGTCGGCGGCACGGGGGCGGCGTGCATGGTCGTGCACCGCAGCGTGATGTCGCGCATTCGCGCAATGTACGGTGACCGCTGGTTCGAGCCGATCACACATCCGACCGGCGACCACGGCAAACCGCGCGCGTTCAGTGAAGATTTTTCGTTCTGCGTACGCGTAGCCGGGGTGGGCGGCAAGATCGGCGTCGACACGGCCGTGAAGACCGGGCACGCCAAGGGCGGGATCTTCCTGACCGAGGAGCGGTACGTCATTCAGCGCGCCGTGGACGAGGGGCTGAAGGTCGCGCAGGCCGAAGCGGCCACAGACTCGTCCGGGTCGGCTCCGGTGTTCGCGCTCGCTGAGGCGAATCCGCCTGCGGGCACGGTGATCGTCGGATGACGACCTACGATCTCGGCGACGCGGTACCGCTGCAATACCGTGTGTACGTGGACGGGGTGCTCGCCGATGCGACCGTCGCGCTGACGCTCGTCGACCCGGCCGGCAATGAGACGACGCCGGCCGTCGTGCACGCCGACACGGGGGTGTACGAATACCTGGTACCCACGTCGGATCCGGCGAGCGACCTCGGCCCGTGGATGTTCACCTGGACGGCGACCGGCGCGCTGACCGACGTCGAGGCGGGATCGTTCTTCGTCGCACTGGCCGGCGCCGCGGTCTATTCGTCGCTGGCGAAGTTGAAGGCGCGCAAGAAGATCCCGCTGGACGACACGACCGACGATGACAACCTGCTCGACGACCTGGAGACGGCGTCGCGCATGGTGGAGTTCAAGACCGGCGGCCGCCAATTCTGGCTGTCGCCCACGGCGAGCACGTTGACCTACTCGTGGAACACGCACGCCATACGAAACGACCACGGTCATTGGGTGTTATTGACGCAGGATTTCGCCACGACCGGCGTCGTCGTCGAGTACGACGCGACGTTCGGCCGCGGGGCGCCGCAGTGGATCACGGTCGCCTCGACGGCGTACGAGGCGTACCGCGAGGACGGCGAGACCGATCGCCACCCGTACATCGGCGTGCGGTTCTTCTCGTGGGTCTCCCTGCCGTTCATCGGCTGCCCGCGGCTGCGCGTCACCACCCGTTGGGGCTGGCCGGTCGTCTGGTCGAACATCGACAAGGCGACGTTGATTCTGGCTACCCGGTACGGATCACGAGACGGTTCGCCCGAGGGTGTCATCCAGTCGCAGGAGTGGGGCGGCGCGCGGGTCAGTCGATTCGATCCCGACGTGGAAGCTCTGCTCGCCAATTTCACCCGACCGGAGTTCGCATGACGCCCTATACCTCGCGCCTGACCGACATGCATGCCGCGCTGTGTGACGCCCTCGACGCGTTCTGCGCGTCGGCGGCCGCCGAGGTGCTCGGGACGCGACTACGCCGGTTCGACGATTACGACGTTCCCACCCTGCCCGCCGTGATAGTCGGGACG